ACTGAAACCTAGGACTGATAAATTGAAGTTAATAGAGTATGGCTTAGGCGAAGATGATTCTAATATGGGAGTCTATGCTGTAAGCTTAGTATCTGAGCCTGCTATAATGGTGGACTTCGTGGCGCTAAGCAAACAGAATTTAATGTTAGCTCGCGTAGAAGATGGAGAAAAGCGCATGCTATACGGTCCTGCTCTTATTCCTAATCAGCCTATAGTACGTTATGATGGAAATGGTGAGAAGTACTTTATCACTTACTCTAAAGAGACTATAGAGCAAACTGCTCAGGAGTTCCTTAAGCGTAACATGCACCATAACCATACTATCCAGCATGAGATGCCTGTAAACAATCTTACAGTAGTAGAGTCATGGATAAAGTTTGGAGCAGATAAAGGAGATAACTACGGCTTTGAGCTTCCTGATGGTACTTGGATGATAGGGGTTAAGGTAGATGATGATGCTACATGGGCAGCTGTAAAGAATGGCGAGGTTAAAGGCTTTTCTATAGAAGGGTGGTTTACTCCAATGGCTGAGAGCAATGTATCTGAGAAAGACTTAGAGAAGCTATTAGCTGAATTGGCTCAGGCGCTTGAAATGAATTCTTAATTTTTTCCACTAATAAATAATACACTATGAACATGATTTCTGAAATTTTAGAAAAGTTCGCTCCACAGCTTTCAAAGCATGGGGTGAAATTGTCAGTAGAAGAGACTCCTGCTGCTGAGCCTGCAAAGGTTGAGATGATGGCAGAGGGTGCTTTAGCTGATGGCACTATGATCTATTCACCTGCAGCTGAATGGGCTGAGGGAGTAGAGATTTTTGTAATGGATGCAGATGGCAATCCTTCACCTTTAGCAGATGGCGAATACACTTTAGACAACGGTAAGAAAATCGTTGTAGCAAGTGGAGTAATTGCATCTATTGAAGAGGTAGAAGTAGAGAAGCCTGAAGTAGAGATTACTGTTGAGCAAGAAGTAGCTGAGACTTACTCTAAGGAGCAGGTAGAAGGCTTACTTAAGAACATTATTACTGAGTTCGAAACTAAGTTAAGCGCAGCTGAGGCTAAGATTACTGAGCTTTCACAAGCACCGGCAGCAGTAACTGTTAAACAAGCTCGCCAATCAGCTCCAGCTCAGCCTGTAGATATGTCTCGCATGACATCTCAACAAAGAGCATTCGCAATTTTAAGTAAATTCAAATAAACACAAAATAAAAACAAACAAAAAAAATGGCATCTAATTTAACCATTTCTTCAAGCTCATATGCTGGCGAGTTAGCTCTGCCGTATATCAGCGCTGCAGTATTGTCAGGAGACACTATTGCTAACAACTACGTAACCGTTAAAGAGAACGTAAAGTACAAAATGGTACTTAAAACTCTTTCATCTACAAGCATCGTAAAAGCTTGGGGTTGTGACTTCGATAACGCTGACTCTGCATTGACTTTGGCTGAGCGTGTATTGACTGTTACTGACCTTAAAGTAAACGTTGAAGTGTGCAAGGATCAATTCGCAAAAGATTGGGAAGCTGCTCAAACAGGTCGCGGATTTGCTAACGATACTATCCCTGCTAACTTCGCTGATTTCTTGATTGCTCACCTTTCAGGTAAAGTAGCTGAGAACATCGAATACACTTTGTGGCAAGGTAACTTCGAATCTTCATCTTACACATCTTTCAACGGAATTTTGAAAGTGTTGGATACTGCTAAGAGTGGTACTCCTGATGTAGACTTCGCTAACGCATTCACTGCATCTAACGTAATTGCATCTCTTGAGACTTTGATGTCTGCACTTCCTGCTACATTAATCGGAGACGCTTCTGTTAAGCTTTACGTTAACCGTAAGACTGCTCAATTATACCGCCAAGCTTTATCAGCTTTGGGTTACTTACAACAGTTCAACGCTGCTTCTAACTACCCATTGATGTTTGATGGATACGAGATTTATGTTTGCCCAGGTATTCCTGACAACGTAGCTCTTTTCGCTAAGCCTGAAAACTTGTTCTTCGGTACTGACACTGTATCTGACTTCAACGAAGTTAAGGTTGTAGATATGTCTGTAACTGATGGTTCTGACAACGTGAGAATGGTTATGAAGTTCCGCGCTGGTACACAAGTAGCAGTTCCTGCTGAGGCTATCTTAGGATTTATGAATCCCTAATTAATACTCCTTTGTTAAAAGAGTGGGTAAGCTAAGAGCTGCCCATTCTTTGCAAAGAATAGTTTAAAAAATAACAAAAAAAATTTTACACACCGATGAGCTGTCTAACTACCGCTGGATTCCAGATTCAGTGCAAAGAATCGATCGGGGGGATTAAAGCAATCTACCTTGGTTCTTATGCTACCTTCGCTAACACTGCTACCATTGATGGAACAAGTAACTTAGTTACTGCTCTTGCAACAGGTAGTGTTTACGAATTCGAACTACCTAAGCACACAGGATCATTTACTGAAGAGGGTACAATCTCTATTGAAAATGGCACAGTGTTCTATACTCAAACTGTTGTGGCTTCATTCCATGGGATGAGCGCTGCACGTTCACTACAACTGCAAAAAATTGCTAAAGGCCGTAACGTATTATTCGTTCAGGACAATAACAATAACATTTGGATGTGTGGTTACAAAGATGGTGTTGAGGTTACTGCATTCACTACTCAAACTGGCACAGCCAAAGGTGACCTCGTAGGATATACCGTTACCTTCACAGGTGAGGAGAAAGATAAGGCATACTTACTTGACCAAGATCCTGGAGATTCTCCATTTGCAGATTTTTCTACTGTTACTGTAGTAGCAGGTACATTGTAAACTAAATTGTGCTATCTTTAAAGCATGATTTATTTACTCAAAAATACAGCAGCACAGCTCCTCTACCTTACACTAAAGGAAGGGGAGCTTTTGCTGTCTAATACATACACTCATTATCTGCTTGAGCTAACTAATGAGCAAACACTTCAAAAGCTTTACGCTATCCCAACTAAGATAGCAGAGAATGATAGATATACTACCATTCAAATCGGCACAAATGCCAACACACCAACAGCTGCAAGCCTATTAATTAACTACCCAGCACGCTTTAGTTATATTGTTTATGGCCAAAATAGCAGCACTAATTTAGATCCTACCAATGCGGCAGTAGAGGGAGTAATAGAAAAAGGGTATTTAATAGTAGAAGATGTAACTACTCCTCGTTTCACTGAGCCGAATTTAACAATAGATAACGATATTACTTACAATGGATAATATAGCACAGCCATCAGTACCAATGTTAGTGAATCTTGGAGCAGCAATGCCTCAGGAAGCTACCGAGAAAGAAACACCTAAAGGATGGGTAACGCTTGGCGAGGCTAACTTGTTTAGCAATTATCTCATTGATTTATACTATGCCTCTCCTGTGCACTCTGCTCTAACTATGAGCATATCTTTCATGATAGCAGGAAAGGAAATTAAGAGTAACAATCCTGCTGCTCAAAGAGAGATAGATAGACTTAAATTAAATACCATTCGCAGGCCAATAGCACTGGATGCTAAGATGCAGGGAGGTTATTACTTAGAGGTAATTTGGAGCGTAGATAGAAGCACCATTGCTAAGATTAACCATCTGCCTTATGAGAATTGTAGATTAGCAGTGGCTAATGAAGAGGATATTATACCGGGCATTTATTACTCAAAAGATTGGAGCGACACACGTAAGAAAAAAAACATTCCTGTGTTCATCCCGATGTACAATCCAACAACGAAAGCAGATGAGCCTTCTCAAGTGTTGTTTGTTGGAGTGATGACACCAGGCAGTGCATACTATCCTAAGCCTGATTATTACAGTGCTATTAACTACATTGAAATCACAAGAGATATCAGTGAATTTTATAGAGCATTCTTAACGAATGGAATGGCCCCAAGCTATTTCCTTCACATGAACAATGGCATTCCTGATCCCGAAGAGCAGATGGCTATCCGCAGAAATTGGGAAACAATGATGGGTGCTAAGAAAGCAGGTAAGGTAGTATTCACTTTCAACGAATCAGCTGATAGAGCACCGCGTTTAGATTTAGTGCCTATGACTGATGCTGATAAGCAATGGCAAGAGCTTAGCGTGCAGTCAAGAGAGAACATCTTAGCAGCTCACCGCGTAACTTCTCCTCTACTTTTCGGTATTCGTGATGCAGGTGGATTAGGTAGCAACGCTGATGAGATGAAGAGCGCTTATCGCATCTTCAACAGAAACATCATTGAGCCTTACCAACAAATTATAACAGATAGCCTTGAAGAGATATTTAAAGGTATGGGCATTGTGGCTGATTTATACATTGAGTCTAATGATATATTCGGCGAAGAAATCACTACAACAACTGTTGCACAAAATGCAACAACTCAGCTAAGCGCTGAAAAAAAAAAGATTAATTTAGAGCCACAAGAGAAGCCTCCAATCTTTACCGAAGATGATGAGAATTGGTGGTGTGAATTCTTAGAAGATAAGGGCGAAATAATAGATGAGGATGAGTGGGAGCTTATAGAAGCTGAGCCTGTTAATCTTGCATCAGTTCGCAGTTATGCAGATCCTGATAAGCCATCTGAAATGGATAGCGGATTGTATAAGATTCGTTATTCTTATTCAAAGAATCTAAGCGCTAACAGCCGCAAGTTCTGCCGTCAAATGGTAAGCGCATCTAAGGCTGGCTATGTTTATCGTTACGAAGATTTAACTGCTATGAGTTCAGATAGTAACTCAGTTAATCCTAACATGGGCCATAATGGCTCTACCTATAGCGTATGGTTATACAAGGGCTCAGTCAATTGTAAACATTACTGGGAGCGTAGAGTATATTTTAGAAAGAGAGAGAAGGGAAGATTCATTGCAGATAATGGCTTAGATTCATCTAATCCTATCTCAGTGGCTAAAGCAATCAGAGCAGGAATGCCTTTAAAGGATATAGCTAAAGACTTCGCTACAGCTAACACTCGCACGTATGACTTGCCGAATAATGGCAGATATCCAGGTACAAATTAAACACTAAACACAATGGCAATAGCACCGGAAATATTATTTATCAATGAGGAATTTCTTAAGAAATACACTCAGTTAAACGAAGCTGTAGATACTAACCTTATTCGCCCTGCAATGTACTTGGCTCAAGATAAGTACATGACTTTATACCTTGGAACTGATTTAACGAACAAGATTAAATCTGAGATAGAGAATGGCACTTTGAGTGGAGTCTATGAGACTTTATTAAACGAATACATTGTAAAGCCTACAGCATGGTGGACTATGGTAGAGCTTTATCCATTCTTAATGTATAAGCATGACAATGGTAACTTAGTTACTCGCCAATCAGAAAACACTACAGCCATCACTAAGGGCGAGATGGATTCATTAGTAGAGAAAGCACGTGAGAATGCTCAGTGGTACACGCAGCGCTTAGTAGATTACTTGTGCGACAATAGCACTTCTTATCCTGAATACACATCTAATAACTTCCCTGATATTCATCCTCTCCGCAAAGTGAACAGGCAGAGCACTGTGGCATTTAGTGAGGGAAGAAATTACGATAGCGCTTGGAGCAGATTCAACGTGAGAGATTTCACTAACTAAGATACATGACAAAGGAAGAAAAAACACGTAAAGACTATGAGCGCAAGCTTAAAGTCTACTTATCTAAACGCGACAAAGAACTAAGAAAAAATGAAAGCACCAACAGTAGAAGAGCTTAAAGCTCAATTCACAGAGCTTGGCTACAAATGGCCTACATTTCACATCGTAGGAATTCGCAGCAAAGCTAACGAGCCTAATAAGTTTGATGATTTAATAGGCTTTGTGCAAGGAGACCAAGTGAATTGGTACACTGGCACTACTAATCCAGGTACTTTTTGGCTTAACAATCCTATGAACAACTTAGGCACAGCAGTTTTAAAGCCAGG